CCATTCGCCTTAGTGCGAATTTCCAACAAAAATTATCTGCCTGCTCAGGCGTTATTTTCCCATTTTCTAATTGTCTTTTAACTTTAGGAATAAGTCTTATTACAAAGTTATTATATTCTTTTTCAAGTTTTTCTCTACTCGGAAATTCTTTCTTCCAATTTTCAGGTTGTTTAACAGAATAAACTCCATATTTTGTAACAGCCCTAACTTCTTCAAGATTAAATAATCTAAGATTATATATGTCCGCAGGAGAAGGTGGGCTATTAGATGGATGATTATGCGATAATATCATACCATTAAGCATAGTCTGTTCTTCTTTTGTAAAAGACAAACGATGTTCTTCACCCGTTTTTTCCAGAACAATTTCACCATATTTATTATACACCACTCCACGCTCAATGTCATTATTTTTAATAAGATTTTTTTCGGATTCTGAATTAAATATTTTAGGAGTTTCGTTAAAAGAATCGTTTACAGTCTTCATAACTATACGATAATCCTTCAAAAGCTCTTTGTAACGCTCGGATTTAGCAGACTTCATCTTAACAAAAGCCGCAAATGTTTTTGGTGCGTCATTTGGCAAAGCAGCCTTGATTTTCTCATACTGCTTGCGACTCTCGTTCCGTTTACGCTTTACTGCTTGTTCTTGAGCATACGCCTTGCGTTCCTTGTCTGACCGCATATCTTCAAAGGGCTGCATACTTTTTCGAGAGAAATCCTCCATTTCAGCAGCAGTATAAGCTCCTGCTGGCAATACCGACAGACGGTGACGGCAGTTTGGGTGTATAGTACTGTAACCGCTTATCAAAGCTGTATCATAAAGATAGGGAAAATGTAATTCCTGACCTTTAGAGCCTTTGTATTTGCCATTGGCAGCTTCTTTCGTGAGGGCATAAACTCTGCCCTGATACATCGAGCAGACTTCACAGGTAGGGCTATGTTCTGTAAACCTCACAAGGTCGTAGCCCCAGTCTTGTCCTTGTATGACTTTAGCTTTATTTTGAGTTTCTGCAGTAGTTGAGCGAGCAACAGTTTCAGCATATTTTTCAATCGGCATTTTTGTGCCGTTGGCATATTCGACTGCGGTCAGATTTTGCTGTTCAAGCTTCTTTTCCAGATTCTTCTGCATTTCTCGAATTGTCTGACCTGTTGTGAGCTTCTCTGCGGTCGCTTCAATACCAGCTTCTCTGACTGCGTCCTGCATTCTTCGACCAACAATGTTAATCGACTTGTTTAAGTCGATATTAGCGTTTTGAGTAATAAGTTCAATCTGACTTATGTTAAGTTCGCTGAACATATTAAACAATCTTGGTGCGGTATTGTCTTTTAGTAAGTCATCAATTAAGTTTTGCAAGCCTGTTTTGTAGTTTTCTTTGATGAGCTGTTCAACAAGTGCTTTTGAAGATTTTTTCAGCTTTTTAAGCTCCTTTTGAATCTGCCTTAAAAGCGACCTTTCATAAGCTGCTGCCGAGCCATAAGCCTGTTTACGCTTGATTATCTCAACGAGTTTTTTCTGTGCTTTCTGATATGTTTCAATCAGCTTTTTCTGCGTATTCATCAGACGCCCTCAATCGGTTCAAGTAAGGGTTCTTCCGAGCCAAGGCTTGAATCAATATCATCAGAGCGTATCATAGCAAGCTCCGCATCTGTATCAGCAGCGGACATATCATCAAGCCTTTGAATCGCTGTATACTGCGACAGTGTAGCTTTTCCGCCTGTACGAACTGACATGATTTCAGCGTCCTCTGCTGGGTCGGCAGGTAAGCCGTCATGCCATGTTATAGTGATTTCTTCGGGTGCAATTTCCGTTCCGAGGATTTCCGCACTTGCTGATATAATCTTTTTGAGTATCGGGTCAAAACGGTTTGCGATTCTTCGAGCCTTGGCAAGCGGTGACATCATCAAACGCCTGAGAGCCGAGCCTGATGGAACATCACCTGCCTTATTCGTTAAATCCCCAAACACAGCAGAACCCATTTCAGATATTGTATATAGCTGATTTGTGAGAAGCTCAATCTGTTTAAAATTTGCGTCCATGCTTGCGTCCCAGACAAGATATTCTGGTTTTACTGTATCACTATCGCAAGGGAAATAATCTCCAACCTTTGCAAAAACAAAAAAGTCCAACTGAATGGCGCAAGCCATCAAGTCGAGCAGGAATAATAATCGTGTGCAAGAAGCCGAAAAACGCCTTGTTTCAAAGGCTTTTGTAAGGCTGTGAGGTGCAGCTTGTATCCAAATTAGAGTGATTTGCCAAAACAAAACCGCATTAATGCTGAGGTATCAGTGTTAATGCGGTTTTGTTTATATGCTCTATTTAAAAATTTTAGCTCAATGTCAATAGTTTGCGTAATCTGAACAAATAGAATAAAGTGTAATTGCAAGTGGCAGAAAATTAAACTGTCACTTGTTTTATTGTAGAATTGATATGTTTGTTGGAAAACATATGTAAAATACGGATTTTGGTAAAATATTCTCTACTTTTTATCTGTAGGCTCTTTTTCTACCCCCAACTTTTATTATAGAGCCTTATGCCTCCCAATCCTTTCGCATGAAACGGTTGTATAAACTGACATTTCTGTTCCAGAAATTTTCGTGTTATAGCATCGCTATCATTCCTTTTTTGTTAGATTTGTCTAACAAATACATATAAAACATAAGGTTAGATTTAGCTAACTCGTGTGTCTTTGAAATGCCACATCTCTGTGGCATTTTGGTCTA